GACTTCTATGCTCAAGCAAAACGTGAAGATGCTGGTATAGTCTTCTACACAGGTCTAAACTCTAATGGAGACCTTTACATAGGTAACAAGAAGATCAACGCTATTACAGGCGAAGAGACCTTCCTTGAGCAAGCAATACTTGTAGAGACAGAGGATGATGCTGATAAGATTGGTGCATTAGTAACAACATTTGATACTGCTGTTACATTTAATGATAAGATCACTGTTGAAGGTAATTCATACTTCAATAATCCTGTACAGATTGCGGTTGATCCTGGTGCTACTGACAAGACTGCTTTACGTGTATTAAGCATGGTTAGGGCTGGAATTGATGACCCAACACTTTCACGTCAAAGTTTCATTAATAATAACAAGGGTGACATTGTTCTAACCAAGAACCAAGTTAATGCTGCTGTATTTGCATTTAACCCAAGAGGAACTCTTACTGATCCAGGTCAGGTTTATACTATTAAGACACATTTCACAGGTGCTAAACCATCAAATACTACACCTAATCAGACTGCATTAGTTGTTGATGGTGGAACTTCATTCTATCCTGAACAGACTATTTCATATGGTGCTGGCAATCAACCAGTAGATGGAGATATTCTTCTTAAAGGTAGGGAAGTAGGTAAGACTGGTTCATGGGGATGGATCTATGCAAACTACTACACACCAGTTGCTCCTGCTAATATCCTTAAGTTAACTACTAACAATACTACAACAGTAGAGATTGAGTGGGCAGTTGGTACTAATAATACTAGTACTGGTGCAAAGGTAGGTAATTTAGTACGTGTCTCTGGATTTAGTAATACATCTATAAATGGTATCTGGAATATTACTAAAGCAGATCAGACAGGTATTGATAATAATAAGTGTGAGTTTGAAGTATATAATTTAATTGGTGCTGAAGTATTTGATTGGACATCACAAGGTGCTGGTGCTAAAATAGAGATATCTAATTCTAGTTGGAAGGAACTAGGTGTAATTGGTGCTGAAGTACTACGTACAGATACAGAGAGACCAGGCGATCTCAAGTTAGGTGTTAACACAATTGCTAGAATGGCAATTGAGGGTGCTTTAACTGGTCATGTAAATGCTGATACAGAACCTCGTGCTAACCTAGATGTTGTTGGTAATGCATTCATCTCTGGTAAGGTACTATGGGATGGAACAACTAACAATTATCTTGGTGAACCATCTAATAACAGGACATACTTTGATGTAACAAATGCATTCTTGGTTGGTGGTGATAGTGTTACTCCAAACAATGTTGCTACATTACGTGTTGCTACAAGTGATGCTGCTACTCCAGGAGGTACTTATCAGTCTGGTGGTAGAGTTGGTATTAACACTAGCATCGGTCTAGCAGCAGAGAAGGAATTAGATAGAAACTTCGTTGTTGTTGGTGATTCAAGATTTACAGGAAATCTTCAAATAACTGATGATTTAAGTATTGATGGAGGAGATCTCAACAGTACTGCTGAAACATTCCGATTCATTAATACTGATACAGACTTCTTCATTGGTCTAAACAACGCAGAGTCTATCACTCTTGGTAATAGTACTACTCAATCACAGGCAATAAACATTGGTAACAGTGTTGCTACTGGTCAATCTCACACATTTAGAATGGGTGCTGCTGCTGGTACTAGTACACTTGAGATACACAAAGGATGTATCAATTCTGTTGTAGATATTGCTAGTTCTACTGATCAGGTAGACAGTACTTGTACTATCACTCTTGGTGGTGCTGCAGCAAATGTTTCTAGTTCAACTCTAATTGGTACCTATCAGACAAAGACTGCTGGTACATTAGAGATTGGTTCTTTTGCTGGTACATCCGAGACACGTATCTTTACTCAAGCAGGTAAGGTTAATGTATTTGATGGTAGTGATACTACTGAATTAACATTAGGTCTTAACTCTTCTAAAGTTAGTATTGCATCTCTTGGTGGTAGTACTACTGTAAGGAATAGTCTTAACATTCTTGCAAGTACAACTGGTTATTCTGACATAAAACTGGTTGGTGGACAGAAAGCAGGTATTATTGAGATTGAAAGAGCTAGGTTCAATGTTCCTGCTGTATCTCATGTAGTTGGATCACTTGATGATCCTAACGTAGACTTCCTCAAGTATATTACTACAGGTAAGTTGATTGATACACAGGGTGTCGGACCTTGGGGTGGAGATTCTTATCTATTGGCAGCAGGTCAAATTGCTGGTATTGATAATATTGTTCCACTACAGAGTACTGATTGGGTTGCTAATACTACATATTCATTCCTAGAACCTTCAGGTGGACAGGGTGATGGAGCATTATTTACAGTCATTGTTGATGCTAATGGAAATGCTACTATTGAAATAGTTGCTCCAGGAACTAATTACGTAGATAATGATCAACTTACAATAACTTCTGATAAATTAGGTAATCCAAGTGGTCCTAATCTTACATTCCAAGTTAATAGTGTTAATGATAGTGGTGATTTATTTGTATTACCAATAACACAACCTGCTATCAATGACTTTAAGATTGGTGATTTACTACTAATTGAAAGAGGTCATGCAGATTCTCCTAATGGTTTAAATCCAGATGGTACAACACTTACCAAGAATGAGAATCAGAATGAGATAGTTAAAGTTGAAGGATTGATTAACGTTACTAATCCTAATGATCCAAAAGGTTATAGATTATCAGTTAGTCGTCAAGTTGATGGTACTGCAAAGAGAGTTGATCACCCTGATAATTGTGTCATTGCTAAACTTGATAAGCAGGTTAACGCAACATTTATTACAGGATTTGATTTTGATAACAATGGTTCATTAGATCCTATATCAAGTCTCGTCATATCCGATTTTAAAATTACTAGTTTAGTTTCTACTGGAAATGACATTGTAACTATTAATTGGGAAAGTTCAGAAACTAATGATAGTTTAGGAATAAATTCTGGAGAAACTATTGCTATCAGTGGTAGTACAACAGCAGAATTCAATGGTGAGTGGAGAATACAATCTGGTTTAACTCCTAGTGGTACATCATGTACAATTAAGATAGGAGGTAATCTTGCTGCTGGCACAGTACTCTGGAGTAGTCAACCAGCAGAAGCAGAGATGAGGAACAAGAGTTCTTCTAGTATTGATGATAGTACAACAAATGTAAGGATAGGTGTTGCAGAATTTGGTGGAGTATTAACTACATCTGATTATCTGTTACTATCTGATAGTGAGATAGTTAAGGTTGTAAATCTTATCAGTACAGAGGTTAAATCTCTAATTGTAACTGATGGTGGAGATCCAGTCAATAGGACTTTCGAAGTACAATCACTAACAGGAAATACCAAAATACAAGGTAATTTGAATGTTGGTCAAGGATTTGATAAATTAACTGTTAATGCTAACAGTGGTGATACCACTATTGCTGGTAAATTAACTATTGAGAATACATTTACTCTTAATGGTTCAGTAGTAGAGGAGACAGAGTGGTTTAGATTAACTAATGGTGGATCTAGTACCATCGATAAGAGAACTACATTAGAAGTTGATACTGCAACTGGTGATCTCACAATCAATGGTGGTGACATCAATATCTTTGGTGAGGATGGCACTACACCAAGATTGACCTTTGATAATTCATCTGGTGACTTTACTACTTACGGTTCGTTCTCTGCTCTTGGAACAGGAACATCTACATTTGGTGGAGATATAGATGTTAAAGGTGATGCATATATTCGTGGTGGAGACCTCACAGTATATGCTGGAGAGGACAGTGCAGAGCATGATAAAGATGATGAAATCTTTGCTGTTGATAACAATGGTTCAGTTAAGATTGCTGGTATATCTAACTACTTCACCCAGACAGGTGGTAGGAAGTGGGAATACTCTGCTAACTCGGAGATTGATGCACAAGTCAATACAAATTATGTGTTAAACGTTGCACAAAATACAGTTGTTAAACTACCACAGAATCCACTAATTGGTGATATGATTCGTATCATAGATATAGGTGGACTCTTAACATACAACTTATCTTTGGTTGTTAGAGCACCATCAAATGTTAAGGTACAAAATGCTAGTGATAACACAGGACAAGCAATGTTATCAGGTAACACTGCTGATTTGAGTGCTTATCAAGGTGGTGAACTAGTTGTTCAAACTCCATTTGCTGGATTTGCATTATTATACGTAGGAATTAATGCACCTGATGGTGGCAGTGCTGCCCCTTCATCTAAAATAGGTTGGTATCTAATAGAAGTATAAATGTTTTATCAAGAATCTAAAACTGCTAAAGGAGCAGCTATTGGTACAATTATGCCATGGGGTGGAGGTATAACTTCTATCCCTAAAGGTTGGATTGTTTGTGATGGACAGAATGAAGATGCTGCAGCATATCCTTTATTAGCTCAAACTATTGGTGACACATATAATAGTGGTACTAGCTCATTTGGTGGTGATTTTCCATCATATACAGGCACAATTAAGATGCCAGATCTTAATGATAAAGCATTGATGGATTTGGAAACTGATTATTTTGGTGCTGGTGGTTCATCTACTGGTAGAAGTGCTGATCAAGATACTGATGCATTAACATTATTATCAAATAAGATAGGCACACATGAGAGTCAATCTATTGTTACAGCATTTACTGATGTTTACACTGATGTAGTATTCACTCTTCCTCAAACTGATGCTACTGGATATCAGGGAAGGATTCGAGGTAATACTAAAGAAGATGGTGAAGGGTTTAAAACAATATACGTAGCACCAAGGAAACTTGGTAGGAAGCATGTTCAGTCTCATGGTCATTCTGGAAACTATGCCACTATATCAGCACTTAATGAAGCAAAACCAGGACAAGGTGTTATACCTTATGGTGAAGTAGAATATACTGCACGATTCATGGCTGTTGATAATCAATGGGGTAATGATATAGGTGATACGTTTTATTGGGGTTGGACTGATGATTCTTCTGGTGCTCATGATGATAATTCTCCATGGTGGAGAACAGCATGGAATTTCACTGCTCCTGGTATAAGTGTTGGTGATAAAAAAAATAGTTCGGGAGATAATCCACACGCAGTTCCTGGAACAGCAGACAATGAAAATGCTTGGTATCCAGCAGGTAATCAAACAGGACCATGGCAAGATGGTGATATGGATGGTGCTGTAGATAGGGGTTCAAATGATCATTTGTATCAATTATGGTGGCCTGATGAAAATACTGGTGGAGGTGATATACCTCAAGGTATTGGTGGTGGTTCTCCTGGTGTTGTTTTAGCAAAGGTTGAGTCTACACCACCACCATCTGATTTGACACCAATTTCTGTTACTGATACTCCAATTACTCCTCAATTTATAGTAACACCTTCTCATCCAGATGGACCTAGAATAGATAGTAATACTACATATCAATATGCTCAAGGTGGAAATCCCATGGAGCTTCCTGAAGGTTTAAGAAATTATTATATAGAAGATGGTGTAACTACTTTACCATATGATTTTAAGGGATCTCCAGGATCTACAATACCTGTAACACCTGAAACAGGTCTCGATATACGTCAAACTATGATGAGTCATCAGGGATTTAATTTCTTATCAAACTCAAATACTGATAAAATTGATGCACATGAGCACGATGAGATTGATGTTGAATTTGATAGTACAAGATTAAGAGCACCAACTACTCTTATTGCTAACGTAAATATACCAACACAAGCAGATTTTTTAGGTAATGCTGAAAATAAAAGTGCCCTACAAATAGATTTTAATGTATCACAACCACAAATGACCTGTATATACATCATCAGAGCATACTAATGGCAAATAGACAATCTACTAATTACGCTAGACAGAAGGCACATTATGGTGGAATAGTTGGAACTATTCAACAAAATGCTATAGAAGGTGTGCTATTAGATAAAGATCCCACAAATCCCATATTTAAGGAATATCTCCCTGCAGGATTTTTAGCGTGTGATGGTCGAGTATATAATGTTAAAGATTATTATTGTTTAGCACAAACACTTGGTGTTGGTGATGAGTGTAGATTTAAAAAAGAAGGTGTAACATTAAGAAATCCAGACACAGAAACAGGTGATCTTGGATCGTTCCAAGTACCAGATTTAGGATCTAAAGTCATGGTTGGTGGTAGAGATACTGGAGCATATGCTGGGTTAACTAAAACAAATAAACCAAATATCAATAGAGTTGGTGTTGAGGTAGAAGCAAGTACTAATGTTGGTAATACAATTATTTGTAATTATAATGGGCACATGCAGATAGATGCTAAACAGGATATTGAGTTTAATGGAAATGTTAAGTATAATATGGCACGAGAAACTAATGCTATTCCTTTAAGTATAGAAGCATTTCAAGCACATGCTCACAATACAACATCGATGAGAGTGTTGAATTATACTGGAAATGCTAAAATTGATGGTGATGGAAAATCTAGTGTTGGTGAAGGATCTAGTGCCACTCCATTTGCGAATGTTAATGCTTTTGCTGGTAATGTCTTGGATGAGGTCATTACTAATAGTTTAAGAGGTGAACAAACACACGACCATACCTTAACAAAACCCACATCTTATCCTCATAATTTTAAATATAAGTATGGTACTACAAACGTTCCTTTAGATGATATGCAATCAACTATTGATGTAGATGTAGAAAGTTTGGATGTTTTAAATCAAGTAGTGACACCATTTATAATGGTTCATTACATAATTAAGTTTTAATACCATGGGAGTATCATCTAATTGGACTGAAACTGATTTGATTATGGGTGATCAGACCCAACTTAATATTACGTGGACACAAGATAATAATAACCCAACTACTCAACCATCATTTTGGTATATAAGAGCAGCAAATAATAGTGGTGGTGCTGCATTTTATTCAAAAGCTATTGTGTGTACACCAAGTCAACCTGGTGTTTCAACAACAGATAGTTTAGTTATGGTACCTACTACTTGGGGATATACTCTTGGTGGTAATTATAAAAAAACAGATTTCTTAATAATACCATTAGATGCTAATGGTGTTTCCATGGGAAGTAGTCATGGAACGGGTAGTCTTACCCATTACGAAATGCCAACTATAAGTGTAACTGCTTCTCCAAGTACGGTAACAAGTTTTGGTAAGACTGTTACTTTTTCATGGTCAGTTGATAAGAATCTTGATCAAGTATCATGGGATCAGAATTATTCTACATCTAATAGTGGAAGTCCATATAGTGGAAATGGATCACTATGGAGACTTCTTGGTAACCAACAAAGTCAACCCAGATCTGGTTCTTTTCAGATAATCCAAGGTCAAACTTATTATGGTCAGAATATTATTGGTTCATCATCAAAAACATTTGATTTTGAGGTTAGTCACAGTTTTCAATCTCCTTATTATGTACCTACTCATATAGCAAATAGACTTTATGCTTCTACCAGTGTAACTGTTAATGTTTCTATACCATCATATGGAATAGGAGCATCACCAACTGGTATACACGAAGCTCAATGGTTGTCTTGTGCTATTACTACAACTAATGTATCAGCAGGAACTGCTCTTTATTGGGCAGCAGAAGGAGTAGGTGCAAATCCTGCAAGTCCTGCTGATTTTACTGGATCTTCTTCAGGAGGAGTGATTCTTGATGCTACAGGTAGTGTTAATTGGACTCTTGGAGTTACTAACGATAATAATACTGTTAGTGGACTGGCAGAAGTCAGTGAGACATTTAGATTAAGATTATACACAGATGCTGCGATGACAAATCAAGTCGCACAATCTGCGATAATAACCATAATTACTCCAACATATGGGATAGCAACAAATAAGACTTCTTATGTTGAAGGTGAGACTATGACTGTTGCTGTTACTTCAAGTGGTGTATTAAACCCGACAGCAACTACTGTTGATTGGGCAATAGTTAACCAAGGAGTAGGTTCAAATCCTATAACTTTTGGTGATGTGACTGGTTTTACTAGTGGATCATTTCAACTTGATGCTAATGGGGGATATACCTGGAATATTGGAATTACTGACGATTCAATACAAGAATTAGACGAGACATTTAAATTAGTATTATATTCAAATCAATACGGAAATCAACTTGCAGAATCTTCTATAATAACCATAGAAGGTCCAAATGATATTCCAGCATATGGAATATCAGCAAACAAAACTACTTACAATGAAGGTGAGACCATATATTGTGCTGTTACCACATCTAATATACCAATAGGAACTACTCTTTATTACAGATTCAATGGTGCTGCTATAGGTCCTGATGATTTTGTTGGTAGTGATTTAGGATCAGGAGTTACTGATTATAATGGGGGATTTACTTTTACTCGTCAAATAGCGAATGATTTCTCAACAGAACAAACAGAAACATTTCTATTACAATTATTCACAGATTCATTCAGACTCAATAAAGTTGCAGAATCTGGTTTATATTATATTAATGATACTTCTATCAATGTATCATATGACATAGTTCCTACCAAGACAAATGTAAATGAAGGAGAAACATTCGGATATGGTGTTGGAGCATCAGCAGGTGTTCCACTTGGTACTGTTTTATATTGGGCAATGGAGGGAGTTGGTATAACTGCTAATGATTTTATTCCTGCTTCTTTAAGTGGTAGTGCAACAATTGTTGATTTGGGAGGAGGAAATAGGGGATTTTCTGTCGGTAAAACTTTAAGAGCAGATTCTACTACTGAAGGAGGAGAATTACTTTATTTTAGGGTATGCACAGATGCTGCCCTAACAAATATATTAGCAACTAATACTGAAGTTTATCTTAATGATACATCAACAGATCCTCCACCAACTATTAGTTTTTCTGCATCTCCAACAACTATTAATCCAGGTTCATCATCAAGATTAACATGGAATGTTACTAATGTTAATACTGGTGGAGATGCTGTTAGTATAAATCAGGGTGTTGGTAGTGTACCAAATAATTCTTTCGTGGATGTATATCCAACAGTAAATACAACATATACATTATCAGCTATTGGTCCTGGAGGAACTAATACTGCTACAGTAACAGTTAATATGGTACAACTGCCATCAATAACTGCTACTGGTCCAACACAACTTGATTGGGAGGACACAAATATACCCATAAACATAACTGCTACCAATAGTCCTGGTATTAGTTTACTTGAAACATATGATGGTGTAGCAAAACCACCAGTATCATTACCAAATTCATCAGGTAGTGTTAATTGGACTGGCAACAATGCTTATAATTATGTTCCTGATTGGAGTAGTCCAGTAGAAACTATACAATTACAGTTTACTTGTGGTGGTGTTTCGGCTTTTGTAGTAATGAGTGTTGGTGTTGATAAAACACCAGATCCTATTAATATACCTAGTAACACTGGAGATCCAGATGAAGAGTTTATATCACCACTAATACCAGTTGAGGTAGATGATATTGATGTTCCTGTGGAAATAAAGGCAAATTTGCCTATTAAAGTAGAAATAGATGCATCTGGTACTTGGCAAGACGTAAGGCAGAGTTAATATGGCGTTTTTAATATCAAAAATTAATTGGTACGGTGGTCTTAATCCACCATGCTCAAGCAGCAGCCAACCAGCTGGATGTGATGATGCACAATATTTCTGGTGGCCTGGTCAGGGTGGTTCCAGAATGTCTGGTCATTATGATTGGGTTTATGATCAATTAAGTGCAGCATATCAGTCAAATTTTGGTAGGATGGCTGAATTTGGTGGTGCTACTTATTGGTATTCTGCTTTTCGAAATCACTGCTGGGCACAGAATGGTGGTTATGGTCAACTGACCAACAACCCTGCCACTAGTACTTATACATTAGATCCTGCTTGGTGGGTTAATACTCATGCTGGACCTGAACTACAGTGTATCGCTCAAAGTGCACCACATAGCAATCATGCACCTGGTAGCTGTGCTATTATTGGATGCATGGATCCACTAGCAAATAATACTAATTATCAAGCAACACAACCATGTAGTGGATGTTGTACATATAATTATGGATGTACTGACGGATCAGCATGGAACCATGATCCACAAGCTGTCATTGATGATGGTTCTTGTGTGTACAGGGGTTGTATGGATACATCTGCCAACAACTTTTGTACTAATTGTACCATTTCTAATCCAGCAGCTTGTACATATAACCAACCAACTGTCAGTTTAAATAGAAGTCCAGGTGCAATAATAAGAGGACAATCTAGTACATTGTCTTGGAGTACAAATTATGCTAATTCTGGTACAATTTCAGTGATAAACTATTCTATATCACCAGTAAGCAGTGGTTCAAGGACTGTATCACCTACTACAACTACAACATATACTTTAAATGTCTATGGAAATGGTGGTACAAGTGCTTCTAATTCTACAACTGTAACTGTTTATACACCACCAACTGTAACTCTTACTGTATCACCTACTACCATTTCTTCAGGACAATCAGCAACATTACAATGGAATACATCTGGAGATGCTGGTACTGCAGTTATATCTCCAAGTATAGGAACATCAAATCCTCCATTATCTTCAAGTTCAACAGTATCTCCAACATCTACGACCACATGGACTATTACTGTTAGTGGACTTGGTGGTACTGCTAGTGATACTGCTACTCTTACTGTACTTGATCCACCATCATGTAGCATTACTGCTTCACCAAATCCATTACCATTTGGAAGTAATGTAACAATAAATTATAGTAGTAGTCTAGCCACTAGTGTTACTTTAACTCCAACTTATACTATAGATGGTATTGCGACTCAAATGACAGCAGTAACTCTTCCTGCAAATCAGAGTGGTACATACACAGACACAATTGATTGGGTTGCTACATATAATGGAACTTATAAATCATTAAGTGCAGTAAAGTATACAATTACAGCAACTGGTTCTGGTGGTAGTGATGTTAAATCTACTCCTACAATTTCTACAGAAACGGATAGAACACCTGATCTTATTGCTATTCCAGCATCAGGTCCATTACCACCAGATACAGAACCAGTAACATCACCAAAATTAGATCCAATGACAGCTGCACTATTGGTTGATGATATTGATGTACCAGTTGAAATTACAGCAAATCTTCCAATCAAAGTTGATATTGATGGTAGTGGTAATTGGCAGGACGTAAAGCAATCTTGATTATATTATGTGGTACACTAGGAAGTCTCATGGAGCGAATAAAAATGATATTTTTGGAGATTGGTCAATAAGTGATGAAGATCTTTATCTTTTTTTGGAAGATATTATACATCTTTTAACTCCTAATAGGTTAGAAACTGTTTTATTATCTGATATTGGATGGAAGGGTAAGCATGATTTGAATATGTTACCATTGAAGGGTGAAGTTCTTCGTTATAAACGTGTAGATCCATCTATTCCTGGTATTATTGCTTTTAATGCACCAAACCTTTATAATGATAAGTATCGTATGCTTGATGGAAAACATAGGATTCATAAACTGGTATCTCAAAATGTAAAAGAGAGTCAGTTTTATGTTTTAGATTTTAAAGATATTAGATCGTATTTTGTAAGTGAAAGTAAAAAATATTATAGAAAACTGGAATTTGTTGATTCATGGGGAAGTCCATAAATAGCTACGATACTATAGATAAGAAATGACTAATTCGTATCAATTTGGAACTACACCAGTATTTGTCAGCGAGGGGCAAACTGTTCGCTTTAGGTATAAGGCACCTTCGGCATGGGATACACAAATAAGTGTAACAGTTAAGATTGGTCTGCAAACTACTGTATGGTATATCAGTACAGTTCCTCAAGAGTTTGCTCCTGATCCATTTCCATTTACAGATTTAGACAACGCAGAACCAGATACTCTTTACACATATGGTGATGGTAATAGGGCAGGAGAAAATGTCGTTACTGTTGCTGGTTTAACTACTGGTACAGAAGTTAATGTAACATTAACATCTTCATATTCAAATCCAACTGTTGATAAATTAGGAATAAGACGTAAGAGAGTAAGTCAAGGTGAGAGTGCTTGGGGTCCATGGACTGCAAGAAGTGGAATTGCTGGTTGGGTAGTTGAAAATACTGATCAATTACAAATAAGATTAAAGTCTAATCCTACTGGAGGTCAAAGTCATTATTCTAATCTAACACTTGGTAATAGGACAGAGAAGTGGACTATTAATACTAAAGTTCCACAACCAAATTTCCCTGATCCATTCCCAGTATTTAATTGGTTATCTAATCAACCATTATCGACTAATATCTATAGTAATGTAGTACAGATTCAGGGTATGACTGATCCTGGATTAGTAGTTACTGATAATGGTGCAAAGATTGGTATATCAAGTAGTAATAATACTGTTACAAATTCTGATGGATTTGCTGTATTGGATGGAGTAACATTTGTTGATTCTTCAACTCAACCTACTATTAATAATGGTCAATTCATACAGTTGATGGTGCAATCATCAGCAACTGCTAATACTCCTATTTCGGTAATTTATAATATTGGTACTGGTGCATCATCAAGTATATGGAAAGTTACAACAGGTGATGCACCATCAGATACGCCAGGTTCATTCTTTTTTACCAATGAACTTGATGTTATTGAAGATACTTTAATTGAATCTGATCAAAAACCTAGTGGTGGTATTACTGGACTGGGTACTGATGTATCAGCTCCTGTTGTGTTAGTAACTACAACTGGTTCAGCACCAGGTGTTAGAATAAAACATGATGGTTCATGGTCTAGTTGGGGTATATTCCCTACATCAGTTGTACTTGGTGATCAAATACAAATAAGAAATAAATCTGATGCTACATTTGGTGGTGTAGTTTCTACTACTATTAAGGTAGGTAGTTTACCAATAGCAGCATGGGAAATTACTACTAATAGTGGACCAGATACTGATGCTAGTTTCACACCACCACAAGATAAAACAAATTGTGCTCCAGGTAGTACTGTTGTTAGTAGTATTGTGACAGTATCAGGGATCAATAGACCTATTACTATCAATGCTACTAATGGAGCAAAAATATCTGTTGACTTTGGTACATTTGTAACAGGACCAGTAACATTTAATCCTGCTACAAATACTTCTTTCCAATTACAAATAACAACTCCTTCTACAGGTGGTACTGGTGATATAGGATTGGGTGAATCAGCAAATACTGTAGTAACAGTTGGTACTGGTAGTACAAATAATCCATTTACATGGAATGCTACAAATTATGTAACTGCACCACCACCACCAGATCTTAAGGGATGTTGGTATAGTAAGAAGACTGCATTTGTTGATATATCAGGTGAGATTAGACAGAATAAAGAAGATGGATATGCTATCGGCACAGTTATACCAATATTAAAAGATGTAGCTGATTATGCTGATTCAGATCCAATGAAGCAGTATGGTGAATTGAAAGGAACTCCTGGAAGTAGTACAGCTTATGCTTCTGGTAGGAGAGATGCAAAGTATCCTGGTTATTTGGATTGTGATGGTGAAATTTATGATGTTGCTGACTTCCCTGATTTGTGGAATGTTATTGGTAACATATATGCTAAACCAACTGATAATGAAAATACTTTTGGTGCATGGGACAACACTACTAAAACATATACTGGTCAGTTTAGAGTACCAGACTATAGAAATAGAAGGATGGTTGGTCCTGGTCAGGTAGATGGTAATAGAGGATCATCAACTATATTACCAATTCAGACTGGATTACATCCTACGAAAACATTTAATGCTAGAGAATCAGGTGGTATTGGTGGATATTGGTATGTTGATGATGTGGATGTAACTGCAGGTGATCCTAATCCATATCAGCAGATAATAGGTGATGAAGGTGCATCAGAAGGTTTATCTAGTGACTTCTTTAACTTTGGTACTGTTAGAACTACAACACTTGAAGATATTGTTGTAGATATAGATTTTGAGGTTGTTGGTAGTGTCACTGCTACAATTGGACCATTACAAGAAGTTCAAGTTGCTTGCCCATCACATAGTCATTCTTATATTTCTGCTGAAGTAGAACCTGGTGGTGGTGATCCTTTGATTGCATGGGATACACCAGCATTATTTGGTTACAGACCATATAAGTTTACTAACGACCAAGAGGATGCAAACCAATGGATAGGTGATAAATTAGGTCGTGTATCATGGCCAACTGAAGGAGTAGGACAGTTCGCATGGGACAATACCCCAATACCATGGCCATTTATACCAGCAGGGGAGACAAGACCTCGCTTATACTTTAATAATCCAACGCAGGTTGAAGACTTTAGTGCTACTACAGTTGGAGGCGTTAGAGATTCATGGTTGAATTACCTTCGAAATTATATGCCAAATTTCCAAACTCGATGGGATGATTTAGTAGGCGTTGATACACCTGATATTAAAAAACTTGAAGATATAATTAAGACAGATTTAATGGGTGATGGAGCTATAGAGGCGAATGCAATACCGAAACTTGCAGCAACATTTAGTGCAAAGACATGGTGGGTAAATCCAGGTGACTTGGTTGCAGATGAGTACTTTGCAGATATAGCTGTAACAAATACAGAGACAATAGTTTATTCAATGACATCAACTTTAACATCAGGTACTGTAGGTACTAGTACAGCAGGATCTTTGAATCAAACTTTTAATGCAACAAATGGAAAATGGGATATATGGGGTGCTAAAGTATTAGCTGCTATTGATACAAGACCAGGTACATTTAGAGTAAGTAGTTATACTCCACCTATAATACATGAGGATGCTATATCTGATCAAGGTAGTACTCCAGACACTGCTCAAGCTTCACATAATCATTACTTGACTGAATTCCCAATACTAGATAAAACTGTTGATTTTGCTTATGGTAATGTAAGTGGTCCAGGAGATAAGCAAGGACTTGGTACAGGTGTTACTGAAACTAGACCAATTACATTCAATCAAAGTGGAGTAGGTGCTGTAGATATACGATTAAACCCTGGTACTTTCACCCTAAATAAAGGTGTGAAACTACCTGCACCTAATGTAAAATTCAAACCTAACAAAAAGGTTGAGATAGTTCCTGAATTCCACAAAGTAAAATATATTATTAAAGCATTCTAATTATGGCAGAAAAATTGACACCTTACCGTCCTTTAAACTTAATGAAGGATGATAAGATGACTAAAGCATCTTTTGATGACTTTATTGGAGTATGGCATAACTTTATACCTAAACCATGGTGTGATAGGATAATGAAATTTGGCGATGCTATGCTTGATCAGAAATTAACTGATAAGATAGATCCATTTATTAATGATGTGATGCCAATTACAAGGGATCATAGTGATGAAATAATGTTCATGGATGGTGAGTCTATGTACAATGGTAAGCATAACCGTCAAGATGAATCATTTTTATTAAATTATACTGATTCTGGTTGGACTACGCAATGTAATCAATTTCTTAAATCATGTGTTGCACATTATCTTGATCAATATAGTGTATTGCAGACGATGGGATATATTTCATCAGATAGTAAGTTCCAAAGAACAAAACCTGGTGGTGGGTATCATATATGGCATCATGAGAATGGATCATATTATTTTCAACAAAGAGAAATAGTATGGATGATATATCTTAATGATATTGAAGATGGAGGGGAAACCGAATTTTTATATCAAAAGAAGAGAATTAAACCAACACAAGGTACTGTAGTTATTTGGCCTGCTGCTTTTACACATACACATAGAGGTGGATTACTATGTGGTGACAAAGATAAATATATACTGACAGGATGGTATACCAAAACTGGAGAGAAATAAATGGTAGTTCAGACAAGAAGGCCAATGCTTGAAATTGATTTTATTAATGAGATAGCAATATATCACGAAAAAGCATTTCTCCTTCCACCACCAAGTACTAATACTGATGCAGCTAGGTATGAAATACCAAAGTATACCTTTAAAGCTGGTATGAAAGAAAAGTTTCTAGAAGAAATTGCTGGTTCATACTGGCATGATCCTGGTAAGGATGAATTACAAAGCCTCATATTCTTTACTGACAATACATGCTTTGCACAGCGTAGGAAATTAAAGTATAGTTTTGAATCACAATCAAATTATTATAAGACATATCAATTTACTGCTCCAAGTCAAGATGAAATACTTGAGTTGAGGAATAATATTGTCATGTTTCTTGATGTAATTAAGTGGGTAGAGCAAGTAGATATTATCCAGATGACCAATAAGGTCGATGATGAACTATTATTCTTTGATCAAACTTATGGTAAAAAGAAAAGACAGAAAGAACAGATATTACAGGCATGTGATTGGAGAGTTTTACCTGACATAGATGATAGTTATACTGGTGAGAAGGATGAGTGGAAGAAATATAGAGCAGAGGTAAGATCATTACTTGTAAAGAAACCACAAGAATTTGACATACCAATGGATTTCTTTAAAGATGTAACAACTATGAAGTGGCCAGTTGATCCTAAAACATATCGTACAATATATCCTGATGGTAAAGATACTGATGGTAATGCTGTTGAATATCTTAAATCAGATGATGATGTGCAGTGGGTACAGGCTGTACAAGATTCTGCAACAGATGTTTGGAACAATAGATTACTTGCTATGAATGAATTACGTGGCAGATATAATAGTAGTATACAAATTGTTAATCAACAATTAAGAGACTTTATGAAGAAAATGAGATTAGAGGAGATAGTTGCTGGTGGTATAGATTATACTAAACTTTATACTCAAGAAGAATTTGATAATATTGGAGAAGAACTATGACTATTAGTACAGATTATCAAGTATACGATATAGAAACGATTGTTGGTAAGTATGCTGCAAAGATACAACAACCTATATTATTCCTTCGTACTACTGGATGGAATGAGAGTAGTGATGTTGATAAGATAAATGCATCAAAAGCAATTTATGCTGATGCTCTTCCAACAGACATGTATAACCAATTGGTTAATGGTGAGTGGCATGTCGTTGTATTGGATGAGTTGAGTGACACTATGCAGTTTGTTTCTGATGCATTTCCTGAATCACAAGCACAGGTTGCTTCTACTCCAGAGATGTACATATATTATGCAGTGTTTAATGATGAAGGACAAGTTATAGATTCCAACGAATGATATTCTCTGACACCTATACATTTCATAAGAGATATAGTCTCACAACTCAAACAGAGTTGGATGAGTATTCTGAAATGCCATGGTTATATACACCATTGGTTGATCCACAATACGATCCTGTTACAATATCCACTGTTACCAAGCAGAATTTGAACAAAGTTCTCAATTGGGGGTATGTAAAGAGCTCTAGAGACACAATTAAAAATGAGCACAAGGTACTTGGCATCATCCATACAAATGAAAATGAGATAAAATCATACGTTAGTAGGTTTGATATCTCATATGAAATACTACGTAAAGAGAAAGTACATTATATCAGGGAAACAGATACAAATCATTTAGGTGATGTGTGGGCACGAATAGAGAATCTTGTACGTCCCACTGATCAAAGATTAACTGGTGCACGTTTGGTTGGCATGACTCATGACGAGTATGGTAGAGCAAATGGTATTACTATTCATGCTGACAAATATGATCTATCATCATTAAATTCTCCACTGCTATCACAATTGAATGATTATAGCAGAAGAAATAAGCAAATGGTGAGTGGTCGGTTAACTATCTGTCCCGACAAGATTATATTTGATACTGGTTTGATTTATCCACGAATTATCAGTGGTATGAGACAGTATGAGAAACAAGAGTTTAAAGTTATCACTGGTGAAGAAATGATGTCTAAATCTTTTAGACCATCATTCTATCAGGGAGTGAAGAAACATCTGTTTGGGTTTGATCGTTACAATTTATTGACATCCGAGCATAGTAATTATATAATAGAAGATATTTACCAATCAATAGGAAGACCAAGTGCTGATTTCAAAATTAACTTGCAGTATGTATTCTCTAGCGACGGTACTCTCACTGACATTATTTGTAGCAGGATATGTTACAACCAATTCGAACACTGCGAAAGAGACAAAGCATTCGTCACAAGAGACGGAGGAGTAGATAGTAGAGGAATACCTATAGTATATACTGAATATGAAAATACTGGATTAACTTATAAAGCATTTAATGATAAGTAGTGATTTTTAAGTTTTTTGTCTTTTTGAGAAAATTCAATAAATAGTTTTTTCACTTTTTCAGGAAAATGGGATTGCCCGATAAAACACAGGAAATCTTTGATAAGGTTGTCGCATGGGATAGAA